GATAAGATAAAATGGAACACATGTGCAATAACACCGGGAACACAATTCATGAACAAACTGAATAACAAATTAAAATCATTGTTTCAGCAGCGAGGGAATAAGATTAAGGTGATTCTCTCAGGAAGTGATGTGCCAGGAGAAGGTGAACATAAAATTTTTGAGTACATCAGGGACCTACCCGAATACCATGCAGATACAACGTCCGTTATATACGGACTAGATGCGGATCTTATCATGTTGACTCTCAATCATTTACATATCTCCAGTAATCTATATTTATCACGAGAGACACCACATTTTATAAATCATATTGATGATAGTCTAGAACCAGAGAGACTATATAGACTTGACATACCAGAACTGCAGAACGCAATATGTGAAAGGGTTTGTAAGACTTACAACAAACTTAGCGTGAAAGATAAGGAGAATATTATAAATGATTATATATTTTTATGCTTCATGTTAGGTAATGATTTTCTACCACATTTTCCTAGCCTTAATATTCGCAATGGCGGCATTGATATTTTACTTGACACATATAAGGAAATCATCGTGCCTCTTAAAACCTACCTTACCGAAGGAGACAAACTTATTTGGAAAAATATAAAGAAGATAGTTAAGTATTTGGCAGACAATGAAAGATCTTTAATAATTGAAGAATATAAGCAGCGTGTAAACATGGAAAAACGTTTTTTTGAAAATAAAACACCTGAACAGTTAGAAAAAAAGTTCCTATATCTACCTACTATCGCACGTAACGTTGAAAAATACATAAATCCTTTTGAACAAGAATGGCAAGCAAGATATTACAGCAAACTATTTGATGTAGACTATAATGAGACGAATGTTAAAAACATCTGCATTAACTATCTAGAAGGACTTGAATGGACAAAAACATACTATCACAATAATTGCAAAAACTGGAGATGGTGTTATAAATATAACTATCCACCACTTCTTGAGGATATACTAAAATATATACCTATATTCACGACCGAATTTGTGCAGACCATTCCAAAAAATCCTATACATCCTCATACGCAACTAAGCTATGTTCTACCATACGACTCTCTCTACTTATTACCAAATGACAAACAAAGTCTAGTGTTAGATAATTTTTCACATCTATACAAAAAGAATCTTCCTATACAGTGGTCATTCTGTAAATATTTTTGGGAATCTCACATTATATTTCCTAACATATCGGTTGATACTTTAGAGAGTTTATTGTGTAAATAATATAAAAAATATATAGTAATTATTATAAAATGGGTGAGATTCTAACAGATTTCGAGAGCCGCAAAGATTTCTTTGAAATGCTACAGAAACCACATAACGGAGTTATCGCAAAATTTACAGCAACATGGTGTGGACCTTGTAAGAAGATTGCACCGACAGTTGACAACTTTTTTGAACAGATGAAAGGGACCTATACTTGTTGTAATATTGATGTAGATGATTGTTTTGACTTGTATGCATTTATGAAAAGCAAAAAGATGACCAATGGTATTCCAACTATCTTATACTACAAAAAGGGGAACACCAACCTTATACCGGATGCATCTATATCTGGTGGCAATGTTGCAAACGTAGAAAATTTTTTCAAGAGTATTTTATCCAATAAGTAATTAAAAATAGGGCTATAGTAATATTTATATGTGCATAAAAGATGAATTCATGAAACAATGCGAAAGTTCTAATAATTACTACCTAGTCCAGGTCATCAACGAGGACCACACGTCGCTCGTTATATATCTACATAAAGATTCAAGTCTGCATGATCTCTATAAACAAGTAAAACTACACAAAAAAGAGGATATATTCTCATACACAAACGTACTGATGTATAATGACACAGTGCTTCCGAATTATTCTCATATTTCCCTTAAGGAGGGACTCGGTGCAGACGATGACGAGAGAGAGTTTAGTGTCAACTACAAGAACAAAAAGAACGTTCAATTTGATGATCTGAGTCCAAAGAAGAACAAATGGGTATGGCCACCTAATGGTGGTTTTGTATGTGGGCGTTAGTTTTATATTTAATTTTATAAAGATTAAATATAAATGAGTAACTTTGATTTTAATCTGGATAACTATGACTTAGATGACCTACTTAATTTATTTTCAATAACACATACACTCTCCAAGGATGAACTAATATTGGCAAAGCAGAAAGTTCTTAAGAGTCATCCCGATAAATCCAACCTATCAAGTGATTACTTTATATTCTTTAAACGAGCGTATGAAAGACTTCTCCAAATATACACATTCAAAAACAAAGCCGAAAAGAATTCATATAACACAAACACAAACTATACAACGCCGGAGGATGAAGAAGAAGAAAAAGAGAGAAAACTTTTATTAGAAAAGATTAAAGGAAAGGACTTCAATAAATGGTTCAACAAAATGTTTGAAAAAAACAAAGTTGATTCTGATGACAATGGATACGGGTCATGGTTGAAGTCCGATGAAGGATGTGAAACATCCGTCGCGACAAATAAAGATCAGATGAACAGTTTGATCAATTCACGTAAAAAACATATACGGGACTTAGTCGTTCATAAAGACGTAGAAGACACGATAGCGAGCGGAGGATACGATATTCTGAGCAACGAAACAGAAAATTACGGTTGTTCTATATTTAGTAAATTAGGATACGACGATCTGAAACATGCTCACACTGAAAGTGTTATACCTGTGACTGATGAAGACTACGAAAAACATAAGAAGTTCAATAATAGCAACGATATGGAACAGCACAGGAATCAACAAGATCTAACTCCATTATCCAACAAACAGGCACATGCTTATCTAGCTAACAAAGAATCCTTGCAGAACACCGAAAGTGCAGATCGTGCATTCAAACTAGCTCAACAGTCGGAAGAATACGAGAAAAAGAATAAACAATGGTGGAGTCAATTAAAGCAATTAACCAACTAAACCCACAATTATTATATATCAAATATATATAATAACCATGATAAATTACGTATACATGTTCATCATCTTACTAATCTCAGGTGTTCTATATGAAAAATACCAACTATATGAAGTTTCCCAGAAAGAAAAAGAAGATTATGACCTAATTAAGCAATTTTTGTTGAACGAAAATGACTCTTTAGCTAAGAAAGAAAAACCAATAATATGGATACACATTGAACACGAAGAAAATGCGCGATGGTGGCAGAGTTTCTATTCCCGCAACTCAAGGCATCTAAACCAGCCTTATCTCCACCTTACTATCAAAAGCATTATCCGTTACTGCCAGGAAGACTTCAACATCTGTCTCATTAATGATGATTCGTTTACCACTCTCCTGAATGAATACGATATCAACGTTGACGAATTACCTAAACCCATTAAATCTCACATGAGAAGCCTTGCTATGTGCAAAATACTACACAAATATGGCGGTATTGTCGTTCCCAACTCTTATGTCTGCCTTTCTAACCTTAAAGACTATCATGATCAATGGCTTACTACAAAAGATATGTTTGTTGTAGAAAACAAATCCACTGGCATCACCGCTGACAAGCAACCATTCTTCCCTAACATAAACTTCATGGGATGCGTCAAAGGTTCTGAGAACATGAATGACCTTTGCGTGCATATTGCCAAATTGATGTCTAATGATTATACCGACGAGATAGAATTTCTGAATCAAATCAATTCTTATAGTTATGCACTATGTCAGAGCGGTAAGTGCACTCTTGTATGCGGAAGTTATATAGGTGTTAAGAAATCTAACGGGGATCCTGTCAACATAGAAGAGCTCATGGGTTCCACATACATTAAAATGCCTGAAAACATGATTGGACTATACATTCCTGCAGATGAAATACTCAAAAGAACCAATTACCAATGGTTTGCTAGACTTTCAGCAGAACAGATTATAGAAAGCAATATATTGGTTAGCAAATATATCATGTTGTCTCAGTAAATATATTTACGATGTTATTAGTAAATATAGCTAACTCTATTTCATCTTCATGTATGCTATGAATCACTGCAATAAATTTACATATGACCGGAAGAATTTTGTATTTATAATCTTCTGATATACTGTCTGTTCTTTTTACGAAGTTCATATATGAGTCTAATATATCCATAACTGAGTATCCGCAACTATAAACATCAAATATTATCGTAAGTGCATCTGCTAGTCTTACTGACTTACAACACTGCGTATATTCAATAAACGTATTGTAGCTAATGTTTGTGCATAGTTTGTTCGCTAGCTCGTTAGTTATCTTTCTGTTCAACAACTTAAACTTTTCCAGATAATTTATCAAGAGTCGTATACTATTATTTGATATAGATAGAATGAAGTCTAGAGCTTCTTCTTCTATCTCAATTTCTTCCTTCTCAATTATACCCTTTATTATAGGTTTTATCTGATCTGTTGTAAGAGGTAATAGTTTTATCGGTGTGCTACGTGACTGTAAACTTTCTATTACCTTCTGAGTATTAATACAAGTAATTATAAAATTCACTGTATCACTATATTTATCTATACAATTTCTAAACACCTGCTGACTTTGCTCATTTATAAAGTCAACATCATCCAGTATCACAATCTTTTTCTTTCCGAACACAGACGATTTTGTTTGACAGAACGTCTTGACATCTGTCCTATAAAAGTTTATACCCTGTTCTTTCAAACTGTTTACGAATAGTATTTGCTTGTCATAGTTTTCTGGTGAAAGCTCTATATCAGAGTAATATAACTTTATTATAATATTTAACAAGGCTGTTTTACCTGAGCTACATTCTCCAACAAGCATAAGGTTTAGATTATCCATCATTATAGAAGTTTCAATGAATTCTTTCAAATCATCCGATGCTATGAAATCATCTAATGTATTTGGCTGATATTTCACCAAAAACGGTGTATTCATTTGTTCTAACAATAACTATTCAATTACTTTTAAAACGTTTAATATTTAAATATAAAAAATAAAAAATAAATATAATGAATACCACCAACTGTCCATATACTACATTAGGCGTGTTACCAAGTGCGACACAGTCGGACATTAAAAAAGCATATAGAAAACTTTCAATGCAATACCATCCAGATAGGAACAATAACGACCCTATAGCCACTAAAAAGTTCCAGGAGATTTCTGCTGCATACGATCTGATCGACTCTGAAGAAAAAAGAAAAACACACGACTTTAATCAAAGTATGGGACTGAACGGTGACGCGGGTCCACTACCCGAAGAGCTAATAAAGATGTTTATGGGTGGTGGACTCATGAACTTATTCGGCGGCGACAATCCAAATATTCGTGTCTTCACCTCTC